TTTTTGTTGTTCCTAAATCGCATCGTGATTATCCAGGCATATTCGTATTTTTTTACAGAGTCGTGCTTCATCATTGAAGACAAATACTTGGAAGCTGGTATTCACGAATAGAGGCAGCGACGCCGGGGTTTTCATATATGTTATTAATTTGAGTTTCTCAATATAAATTGTATATTCACCCGCGCGTTCACTCGCAATTGGCATACCAATATAGGTGGTATTTGTTTTCAGGGCATCTCGATTACAAAGCTCTAATAATTCGCAATCCATTTGGACACGACGGATTTTACGCATCGATTCGTTCATGAAGTCGAGTTTGTCCATCCATTTTGCAATAAACGCACATGCTCCGCCAGATATGGATTTCCCCAAAACATCGCGCATAAATAGTGTTTGGTTGATAATGTCGGCTATACGGCGTATTGGACTGGTTATGTGCGAATAATGTTTAAGACCCAGTCCGGCGTGTATAGATGATGTGTTGCTATATTTTGCGGCAGATGATTCGCCGTCGGTTTTCATCCATCGTTGGACGGCTTCGGGCAAGGAATCAGTTGATAAAGGTTTCTTGGACAAAGGTTCCTTGGACAAAGGTTCCTTGGACAAAGGTTCCTTATAAACGTTTGTAGAAGCCTGGGTCCGAAATATTCCCGAGCCTTTCTCTGCCAATTCCCTGGCACATTCTTCATTCATTTTTATCATCCACCATGCCACTACATCATGGCTATCTGCGTGCCCAGTTATATTGCGCAGCCTGTTATATGTTTTGTTCCGTTCTAATTGCGGGTCGTCATATGAATAATTTTTGCTTACATTGATGAGGGCATTCAAAAACGTCGGCGCAGATAATTGTTTGCCAGTATGGATATCATATTTCACCGACATCACAAAGGCTACGCGATTTTTCCCCGCCTGTAGAGAACACAACCGCTCAGAAAGCAAATCCGGTAACATGGGCCGTTTTTTATCGGGCAAATAAATCGTAGACACTCGGTCAGTTATGTGTTCCCATAATTGAAATATCTCCATCCACAAGAATACGTTGGATATGTATACATTCACGATTACCGCATTTCCCATAATTTGTGTCGAAAACGCATCATCATAATCAGTACAAGAACTGGGGTCTATGGTAAATACATCATAGTTGCGCTGATCTACAATAGAGGGAAACGATGCCATTATTTTGGAAATCAGATTCCATTCATTGTCTTCGCTTGTTGTTGGTTCTATTAGAGGCGGCAAGAGTCGGAGTCGTTGTTTAACAATATTTGTAAAACCTGTGAGCGACACATTGAGTCGTTTGCGGCATACCTGATATTCATTGAATGCCTCTGCCGAATCTACGTCGCCAATCGTGTCCGCAATTTCGCCGCGAGGACATTCCAAATTACATTTTTCACAACGAAACAATATATATTTGTTCTTATGTGATTTGCTGAATGACATCTGGATCTGATATGGTACTAAAATTGGTGGTAAAGTACTGTCATCAGGGATACATTTATACAAAAGCCGTTTACCATTCTCGGTTCGACCGTAGGTTTTATTTATACACAAGATTCCTGCGTGTTTATCCATTATTTCTATATTTTTTCAATACAAATAATAGTGGTTAATTATTCAATTTTTTACGCTTTTCTGTGTGGCGAAGACCGGTGCTTGGTGCTGATCCATGTGCTAACCGTAGACGCCGCGTCTTATTTGTTTTCGGCACAACAATTTTACGCATCAACAAATATTCGCGCACATAGTACATTATCTTGCGCGTAGCCTCCATTGTTTGCGGCGGATATCGCGTAGAGACTTCCGCACAAATGATTTTAAACTCCGTTTCCACCCGTTTTTTTTGCGCGAATGAGAGGACCGGCCAATGAAAAAATCTGCGCATTATTTCCGCCTTTTTCAGACTATGATAGTAAGGACTGGGAATTATATAATACACTTTGCGTTCATACATTCGCGTATATTCAGTGTTGTCTATGAAACACACCTCAACATCGGCTTCGGGCAACAACATACATCGTACTAAATCCGCATATGTTTTTGTGTCAGTTGTGCGACGAATCTCAACGACTTGGTTGCGGATTTTAAATGCCAATATATGGTCGTCAAATAATATTTCACCTGGCGGACACACTTTCGACGCAATATATGTTGTTATCATTTTCACCCAATTGCCCTCGCATTTATTGTTGGTGTATATATAGAGGCTGTCCACCAATTTCTGTTTTTTCTTGCGCCAAATGAGGACAAAAATACTGAATATGCCTACCCGGAACATTTCGGGATACAAATCAATCAACTTGTTGAACTCACCTTGGTCCAATTGCCGTCCAAGAATACGAACCGCAATTTGCTGGAGAGAATATAATTGTTTGAAATGTCCAATCGTTTCATCTAAATCAAATACGATGGTTTTGTTGTAATTGCGCACCGGTTCTTCTAAAAAATGTTCGCCCACGATGATATTCACTGGCTCGCTGTATTTCTGGGCGTGGCTCAACATTCCGCAGGTCGCATATAATTTTAGGTGTCATTTTGTGAAATGCCAGTTATTTGACCGCATAATCCGCAACGAGCAATACCAGTTGTTCGCCTGTGCTAAGTCGTTGATAAATGAGGCAATTGTCGAATGAAATATTGATGACCTTATTCGCATAGAGCCGGATTTTCATGAATGTACCTTCGTTGCCAGATTCAATACCTGCTAAAAATCCGCCATTTGTTAGGACGGGTTTGGCAGACGACGAATATTTTTGTATCCATCGCGTATATTTGCCGACATGGAGTTGGTCCAATTCATCCACAAATCGGTAGCCGGTGAGCGAATCAGCCATTTCGCGTTTTTTCATCTTTGTCATATGGTAGGTTTCTTCCAACAAATCGAATGATGATGCTATTTCATGCGCAATATCGATGCTTGTTTTCCCATCCAAGTATTCATTGTTCTTGTTTTCATATGCCAACAACAATTCTCGTGTATCTATTTTTGAAATCAGCGATTCGTCATTCTTGGCGTCGGCGTATATTTTTCGCATCTCTTCTTCCGTTATCATTGCCATCGAGCCTCTTTCCTAATATAATAATAATATGTTTATTATCATTATTATACTACTGTTCGCATATCTACATCAAACGTTTTTTTGAAATTGTTGAAAAACAAATCGGATATTTCTACTAGACCAACATTCACCAAAATAAACATTGCCATCAAGAAAATCAATTGGGTATCGTATTCGGATACTTGGATTTTTCCGCGCAATGGATTGAACTTGTAAATTAATATCAAACAAATCATAATATGCATGAAATTACCTAGCGCACGAATATATCCAGGTGAAATATACGATATTCCTAAAAATAAAAAAATATATCCAACATATGTTATGCCAACTGTAAGTAAATACGTCGTTTTTTTTGCGCTTTCTACAACACGGTCTGCCTTTACATCAATTGGGGTTGCCATTTATATTATTAGTTGAAAATAAAATATGTATACCTGTTGATTCCCTATATGAATGGTGAATCGTCATTGCCAAACCAATTATACATACATGTTTATCGCGTAATTGAACGTCTTGGCAAGGGGTGTTTTTCCTCGGTATATAAGGCAGAACATCGCACAAATGGACGTCTGGTCGCAATCAAAGTAGAACCTAAACACGCAACTATCAAACATGAATCGCGCATATTGGCATATTTGCGGCGAGAATTAGCTGTTCAGAATTGCCATTGTGTTCCAACCCTCTATTGGTATGGTATTTATGGCGGCAATATTTGTTTGGCAATGACGTTTTATTCACAGACTCTACATGCGCATATTAATCGTGCTAGCTTGTTGAATATGTTGGATACGTGTCATCAAATCATTTTGGCATTTCGCTGGATTCATGAAACTGGCGTTATTCATTGCGATGTGAAGCCCGATAATTTTATGGTAAATGAACAAGGTCGCGTCGTGGTTATTGACTTTGGTCTGGCGTCCATGTATATTACTGATAGTGGCAAACATGTGGAAAATGAGCCATCTGACAATATCATTGGTTCTCCTAAATATGCCAGTTATTTCGTACACCAGGGTAATCGGATTAGTCGTCGTGATGACTTGATTTCTATAGGGTATTTGGCTATGTGGATTTTCGGCGTAGAAATGGAATGGCGAGACATTTGCGTCGAAAGTGATTTGCCACTATATTGTATTCGGCATGACGCAAACATCAAACGTGCTAAATATAAGAAACCAGAGAGGTTATTCGCATATCTTGACGGCATTGAAACCTATGCGCAGTATTTGGTGCCATATTTCGAAGATATTTATAGTTTGGAGCATGACCAAGATCCAAATTATATTGAGTATTTGCGCGGGTTCAGCACACTTTATTGATTTGTTGTAGGTTTCATAGCAATTTGAGGTTCCGGTTTTGTATAAGGATAGCTAGTCATTTGACTCATACCTTCTTGAAATACCGAGAACAACAATGAAATAAGCAAAATCGCCAATAAAAATAGCGATGACATCATTTTTTCTCGTGTGAAAGCCATATTATATTATTTCTGAAGATTTTACTCTTAACGTCTCTTTCGCCTAGTTCCGCGATTTCCACGATTCCGCTTGTTATATGTCATATTTTTTGACTTAGGTAAATTATTTTTCGCATCTGGTTTACGATATATTTTTTTGGCCATGGGTAAAATGGTGTTCAATGGTGTTCCCGGGTTTTCTTTTACTAGTTTTTTGATTAAATCACTCCAAGCTGACATTATATAGTTAACCTATATTTTTTCAAAAAATTGAAAACAATTGATTTAGTTGTTTTCAAGCATAAATAAGCAAAATGGTTAAAAATACTGGTGGTGGCGGAAACGCAAAGAAACAAGCGCGCAAATTGACTACAAATCGTAGTTCAAATGAATTGCGAAAATCTCAAAACGCATCCGAATTGTATGCGTGTATTACTAAAAACTACGGAAATCGCATGGATGTGATTACACAACACGACGGCACAACATTAAGTTGCCGCTTGGCAGGTAAGTTCAAAGGCCGCAATAAACGTAATAATATTGTAAGTGTTGGGTGCTGGGTGCTAATTGGACTGTATGATTGGGAAAAGGAATCCAAGAATTGTGAACTGTTGTATATATACGAGAAAAATGAGATTGATGAGTTGCGCAATTTACCCGGGATTGACTGGAAATATTTAAACATTGCCAGTAATAATAATTTGGATGATTCTGATAATGATGAGGCTGGAAACGCAACCATCATATTTACCGAATCGGCAACGAACAAGACGGTTGACGAGCTTTATGATACTAGTGCTGAAAATGTTGCGTCAACACTACATGATGAACAGCAAATCAATATCGATGATTTATAAACTGGTTGTCTGGATATGATGGGTTCCTGTTTTTTATGCCTTGGGGGTCTTGATGAAATGCTTGTTCAAATATTTCTGAAGTGTAAAGTGAGTAATTTTATTCTCCTTTGCGTCTTCGCCTAAAATCTTCCACAACTTCTCGTCTGGCAATATATTTTGCTTGTTCTCCGGGTTCTCCAGCTGGTTTTCCTTGATGTATTTGTTGATTTGCTGAGTTATTTGAATACGTGAAATAGCAGTTCCGGCTTCAACGCCCATGAACTCGCACATTTCATTCGTCACCTGGGATGGAACCGCAAATCCGCATGGTTTTCTCTCTTTGGCGGGTTTGGCCGCCTTCTTTGACTCCTTTTTTACCAGAAGATCGACCGTGTGTCTCACCTTCTTGGCATTCTTTTCAACTAGAGTTATTGCTTCACTCAATGACGCAATGGTTTGCTGGAGGTCAACAAGACTCGCAATTATCTTTTCAATATTTGATGATGATTTATCCATTATATCCTATTATGTGGCGGTGTATTTATATCATTTATAGTTATTCTACAATATGTAGATTGTTGGGACCGATATATTCTATATATAAACCATCCCATAAACATATTCGGGTTCATGAGGACAACGTGTGCCGCACAAACTATCTATCAAAGTAAATGAGATTATCCACTACCAGTCAACGAGAAAATTGAAATAATAAGTATATATGTTGTTTATGTATTATAAAATGGAAATCAATAAAAATACTACTACGGCTGCTTGGGGTGCTTGGACCAACCAACGCCAACGCGTTGCGGAATTAGAGATTGAAAATCAAAAATTACGAAATTACATAGAACAACAATATGGAAAACGATATGGAAAACGATGCGTAATCACTGTTTCAAACGACACAGATGATGTGATTGTATTGTCAACAAAAGAACATGAATTGTTAATTAAACATCATACCAAGAATGAACAATCCCTTGAAACGCCTAATAGTGTAAATAATATATTTATTACAGAAAATAATATTAATTTACAAACAGAGACATCGCACAATGCTCCGTCTGCCACTATCACCCAAGACAATAAAAGACCTCGCGATATGTCTAAAACTCCAAGAATAGATTTTAGACAATGGTCAAAACAATGGAATAAAAATACACGTATACGACATATTGTTAGTGGCACAACGTTTGAAGTTGTTGCTGATATTTGTGCTAACAAACTAATACATCAAGGTATCAATAAAATTAGTTATTACAAATATGATGTTGATAATAAATGCTATGATAAATCTAAACTTATTGTTGAAAATAGTTGGGATACATATAGCAGCTGGGTTGCAGCTACATGTTGCAGCGTTGGAATGGGAAGCTCGTCCAAAAGTGCATATAAAGTTTGTGAATATTATAACGAAGCAACAAACGCATGGATAAATATGGATGATGTTGCAATTTCTGGAAACAAATTAAACTAAAACTTCACCAAAATATTTTTATATGATTTCATATGTATTATCACGAATAGCTTGTTTAACTCGCGATTGAATGAAATATGTAAATAGAAAAAAATAAACAAACGCCACGAGTATTCGCGCCGTTCCATGATTGATTATTCGCTCAAATAATAGTTTTCCATTCCATTGTATGTAGGTGGCAGGAGTCCATAAAATTGTCAAATATTTCCTACAATATGGACACGACGGATTCACTTCTATCCAGTTGGTCATACATTTTCGGTGGCATGTCATGACGCACTTGCATTTGAACAAGAAATTGACATTGAGTGTTTTTGAAAAAAAAATGACATCTGTGTTTTTTACGAGTTTTTTGGGATTCAGACAAATAATACATTCATCGTTTGACATTATTAATTGTTTGTATATATATTTTCGACATTCAGTTTCATCAAATGGAACCTGTTTTTGTATGTCTTCTTCATTTTTTCACAGATTTCGGCGTAGTCCAATAAATTGACTAAATGCTCAATTTGCTCATACAAGTCTTGTTGGTTTGTATTACAAAAGTTTGTATACGCATTCGCGGGTGATACATTTGCCTTCCATTTATCGTCTACATTGGACGAGTGAGATTTGATTAATTCTAGCGCGTGTTTGTCGATTTTTGCCAAAAAGTGTGGACACAATGAAATGTATTGTTTGCGCACTGTTTTTTCGGCGGGTTTCTGGGGTTTCTTGCGGAAATAGTATCTGGCGCTCTTGAACATTTTGTCGAGCACATCGCCGGTGAATCCTTTCTTATATTGGGTTTCGATTTCGGATTCAATGAGAGGCGCGATGTCGTCGGTATTTATCCATTTGGTCCATGATTCCTTGAATATTTTGCGGTCGTCGTTACGGTGTATTTCAGCGAAGTTAGAGAGTTTGGTCACGATTGTTTCGGAGAAATTGAAGTGGAGAGTTTGGATTTCGATTTTTTTGGTGATGTCGTCATTTCCGACGGTGAATACTTTGGTGCGATTGTTTTTGCGAGGAGTTGTCATTTTGTTTAAAATATGTAAATTGTGTATTTGTGATTGTGATTGATATGGCAAAAAGATTTCAATTTTTTGCAGAGAAGAGAAATATGTGTTAATGATAGAAGTGGGATGGCGAGAGAGATGGAAAAGACTGATGGGATGTGGAGATCCATATAAGAAGGGAATGAAATGGGTGCTAAAATATTACACAGGTAAGGAAGAAGGAAAGTGGAAAGGAGGAATAGGGAAACTGATAAAAGAAATAAGAGAAGAAGAATTGGAAGAAGAAGTGGAAGTATTGGAAGAAAGAGAAAGCGTGTGGTGTGAAATGAAGAAATGGTCAAAAGAAGAAAGAAAAGGATGGAAAAAGTACATATGGGAATAAAAAGGAAACCAAGACGAAGACCTTGGCAAAGACCTTGGCAAAGACCTAGACGAAGACCTTGGACGAAGACCATGACGAAGACCTTGGGCAAAGACCTAGACGAAGACCTAGACGAAGACCATGAGAGAGACCTTGGCAAAGACCTTGGCAAAGACCTAGACGAAGACCATGAGAGAGACCTTGGCAAAGACCTAGACGAAGACCTAGACGAAGACCATGGCTCCAAACTATGAGAGAGACCTAGGGTGGAAACCATGACACTAACATCTAGATAAATATTGATGTTGCTGTCCACAAATCATCCTTTTGTATGTAGGAAAATAAAGATCTGGGGCCGAAGGCCCCCACCCGTAGGAACCTCTCTTATTTAGAATAACAAAGAGTCAATTGATATAATATCGACTCTGAAACAAGAAGTAAAATATGATAACACAAATAATAATGGTTAACCACAATGATCATTATTATTTTATGAAA